GTGGCGGTTTCAGCCGCAGTTTTTGCCAAGCCAATGTTTCGGTTTACAAACCCAAGTTCCATTGGGTTAGTAGCCATCGTCAATTGCACCGCAGCGTCGTACTGACCGCTTGCGATCAAAGAGTCAACGATCGGCGCAGTGGAAACGCCTGCGGCAGACGCAATGTGCGCTGCAGATGCTATGCTACCTTCAGCGGCCAACTGCGACGCAAGCATTGCTGGGTCTATGCCAGAGGGCAGCGCGGCGCCTGTAGCCGCAGCAAGCTCAGCGGCTGCGGAAGCGTCCCCCATAACCGCAAGCGCCTCTGCACCGTGAGCCGCAACCAAGTCAGCGGCTGCCGCCTCGGACACTGCTTCCCCTGCCGCAGTAGCAAAACCTCCCGTTTGGTAGTACATCCCCAACGCGGCGGCAGCAACTTTAACTACGTCCGGGTGAACGCCAAGCGGTCGCGCAATTGCTGACGCTACGTCGTCAACTATCCCGCCAACAGTCGTAACAAAGCCTTTGGCAAAATCTTCTAAATCTTTAAAAAAGCTCATTACGATATCTCCCTGCCGCTAACTCGTAAGCTCATAGACGCTGCAAGACTGCCAAGCGTTGAGATGGAATCGCCCAAGGTCAGGATGTGCCCTGCAATCTCAGGAAATGTGTACGCTTCGCCAGGTTGTAGCGACTTGTTCTGCACGACCAAATTGCTGCTCGCCGCAGTCTGCCCCGCCGGTACGATGTTGACGCTGATCGTTCGGACCGCAGCGCTGTAGTTGATTGCGGTCATCTTGTCAATGATCGTAGCGGTGGTGGGCGCAGTGTACTGGGTTGTCTGCACCTGCTCAACTGCTTTGGATTCAACCAACGTCCTAGCGGTGATGGGCATGTCAGTCCTCGGCAAGCAACGGCTGATTGCCTTCGGCTACCCACGCCAGATACTCTTGGTAATCACGGTTGGCGGGGTCCATCGGAATCCAAGCGCCGTCACTGATACGGCGAATGGCTTGCTGTGTCAGTTGGTACATGGTCAAAGCTCCGCATTAGCCTGCCAGTGGATCGAGTAAAATTGACCTGCCGTGACTGCTGTAGAGCCTGTGACTGCAAAACCGCTATCGCCAATATTTGCAGTGGCTGCGGTCGGCGTAACGCCGGCAACAGTTGTCCAGTTTGCAGACGCCGCGTCTGGCGCGTAGGTTGTGATTGTTGGGGCGGCTCGCTTAGCTACCGCAAAGTTAACGTGCGAAGAGAATCCTTGATTAAGCACTTGGCCGGTAGCGTACGTGGCGCCCAACACAGAGCCTACGTTTTGCGCCGGTGCGGTGGCGTACGGAAATGATTTCTCATAGTACCGCTGGCACATGCTTAGTTCTACGCCAAACGGACGGTGCTCAAACGGCGTAGGTGTGTTGCCAACTTCCAGTTGCACGCCTGTAATTGCAAAGATGTTGCCGATGGTGTCCAGCACGTTAACTTGCGAAGAGGTGGCTAACGCCCAGCCAGATTGCCAACTGCCCGCTACGCCTTGCCGGGTCGCGCCGCAATAAAGCGTCCAGCCTACAGTCAACCCGCTTCCGTTGGTCCAATCCCAAGTCCCAGCGGTAATCAAGCCACCGATAACCGTAATCTCTTTATACTCCCACGTATCTGCAACAGAGATGCTGTATTCCGCCACGTAGTAACGGTCAGCACTGGGGTAGTCGTTGTTATAGAACGCCACGCAATGCGTGCCAACTTTAGCCGACCGAGCCCAAAACGAAAGCGTGAAAGTTTTGCCAATAAGATCGCGCGCAGAATAGCCTTCAATTTTTTGAATTAATGTAAAAAATTCTGACGCGGTGACAGTGGGGTCAGCGATGGCCACAGTACAACGAAGACTGTACGGAAGCGTCGGCTCGCTGGCCGGGCCATCGGAAGTTTGGGTGATTGTTAGTGATGATGAAGATGGTGTTACTGCAATACGCGAAAACCGATCAAGCGTATAAAAAGTTCCAAAACCTGTGCCGACCGTAAACGAAGTGCCGCGTTGCGCTATTTCCATCGCACCGTTGATGATCTTGTTGCGCAGACCCGCGAGCTGACCTCCGTTGTACGACTCGCCGACGATGGCGCCGCCCGTCACATCGCCGGTCAGGTTGCCAGTGACGTTGCCCGTCAGGTTGCCGGTGACGTCGCCCGTGATCGGACCGGTGATGGTGACGCCGCTGATTGTGCCGCCCGTGATGGTGACGGCGCTGGCGTTCTGCGTCGACATCGTACCGGCTGAAGTGATGTTGTCGACGGTGTACTGCGTGACGTTGCCTGCGTTAGCAAGTACAAACTTATACGCCGAACCAGCCGTCAAGAAGATGTCAGCGCGGCCTGCGGAGTCAAGAATAATTGGGTTAGTGTTGGGCGTTGAGCCCGCCGCCGTCGTGTAGGTTGTCAGCGGCGTGGTGGTCCCGGCGATGTAGGTGTACAGCTTGCCAGCCGTCAACGGATTGCCGTTGCCGTCCAGAAATTGAAACTTGAATACTGGTGCGATGGTAGCCATACAAGCCTCAAAGATTGTTTGTCACGGTCAAGATGACCGAGGGGATGCCCGGAACCGGCGCCGAAGCTGCCGCAGCAAGTATTTGACAGCTTGTATCGTCGGTGGACCACATTATCTCAAAGTAGTCGCCAGCGTTAAATTCGTGAAGGTAATTCCACGCAGCCACAATTTCAGCGTTGTTACCTTGGATGCGGATTTGGGATGCCGAGTCGGGCACATTTACGCCGTTAACACGCAGCCAGATAAAAATAAACGCGGTGCCACCAGAGATTTTATCGAGCTGCGCTGAAAACTCAATGTTGAAGATGCCTGGCCGATCAACATAGATGCGCGACGTCGGCGTGCCAATGGTCACACCTCGACTAAAGCCAACCGAGTTGAACGTCATGCCGTACGCGGTGTTGATCGATGCGGCGGTTTGCGTAGTGGTGTCGTAGAAATAGCCGTACCGCGTCGTTACAAGTTGAGGTGTCTGTGCCGCCGGGTCAACCTGCAAGTCTTCCAGCGTAAACTGATTTTGCCCCAGCCCCAAGAGCGTAAACGAGTTGTTGAAGAAGCGGTACCACTCCCGCTGCATAGTGTTGTCCGGCCCTTCAATGACTGGCACACGTTGCGCGGGGATGCGCGTGATATTAGGCATTGGTGCCGCTCGCAAGCAACTCGGCGCCCATGATGGCGACGTTACCAAAGCCAGATCCGCTGACCTCATAGACGCGATCGCGCAGCTTGGTGGTCATGCCCAACCGGCGCCAGATCACGCGCTGGCCGGTCTGGCCTTCATAGCCCATCGACACGGTGTGGAGGTTAGACCACGTATGCCCGCCGTCGTCTGACCAGCGCAAACTGGCAAGCATTTCCGACGCAGCGCCAGTGGTGCTGGCCACGGCCACCGAAGACGTGCCCGCCTCGCAATCAAGTTGCAAACTGTGTTGGGCTGTGCGCTTTAGCGTGTTCTCGCCTGACGGCAACGCCCGCCACGACCGCAGCCACACCTGCTTACGTGCGTTGGTAAATTCATTATTGACGTACGAGAAATCGTAGTAGCCAATCTCAGGCTCAGTGTCATGCCCTACGTATACGCGCGTACCAAGCGCCGCTATGCAAGTTGGCGTGTGACGGTTTAGCTCGCCGGTAGTGCTAGAAATGTAGCCGCGCTGGTGCCACATGTTGGTGGCCGCATCGTAGACCCACGTGACATTGGCAGTGGGGAACGTCAGCACATAGAAGAGGTGACCGTCTTGCTGGTAAGTGTAAGCGATAGCGTCCGAGATCGTTGAGTACGTCTGGATAGCGTATTCGATTGCGTGCGTCGAGATGCGTTGCGGCTGGTAGCCACGGGCGCGGTAGACCATGCCGTAGCCACGCGCGTCAGCCGCCAGCCAGAAGACGCTGTTGTCCATCTTGGCGACCGAGTACGGCGCAGCGCAGCCTGTCTCAAGAAACGCGCCTTGGATGGGGGCAAGCGGGTAGTCTGGCTGGCCAGCGTCGTACCAGACCTCGGTCGAATTGTTGCCGAAGATCCAGATTTCTTTGTGGTCGACGATCAGCGACACCACGTTGTCTGGCGAGGCTTCGGCGCTTGCAAACGACAGCGGGTCGACGCTGGTACCATCAAACAGTTCCGTTACCCACACGCGCTGGCTGTTTGGCTCATTGAACACAAAATAGCCGTTGATGTAGCCTACGGTGACAGCGCCTGGAAAGTCGGGGTCGCCGATCTTTGCAAACGCCGTCGTGGTGATGTTGTAGATGTAGCCGTCTGGGTTGGTGGCGATGAAGATCTGTATGCCGTTGTCCACCATGCTGACAGGCCCGGTGCCAGAGATGCTGGAGCTGATAGTAGTGGGCGTGACGATACTTGTGCCAATGCCTGTTAGCGATATGAACCGCGTGCCGACAACCGCGTACAGCACGCCCTTCACAACCCACATGCCGCGAACGCTGCCGGTGCCGCCTAACGGAAAAATGCCTGAGATTCCCGGCACCCGCTGAAAGTACGCCGCCGTCTTGCCGCCATCCGGGGTGGACTCCGGGTACATGTTGACGAGCCGGTTGTCCGCAGCGTTGATGCTGCGGGCAACATAAGCGGCGCCGAGGATGGGCGATTTCATCAGAAATTGCCGGCGTAGATGTTGTAGCGCTGGCGATTCCCAACGATGCTGTACGGGATCGACATCAGGTCGTCAGGATTGTTGATGCGCTTCAGGTTGCGCTTGGACGTCATCGCAATCCGCTGCACTTGCCGCGACGGCTCGACGCCGTACTCGGGCGCGATCTCGCACGCCAGGTTGTAGCGAAAGCAGCGGAAGTAGCCTGGCGGAAACAGAATCGGGGTACTGAGCGCAGCAGGTTGCGTCAGCTCTTGCACCGACACAATGTGAAACTCCAGCACCCGCGTAGGCACTGGATAGATGTACATCTCGACGTTGGGAAACGTCATGTTGGTCCACATGACCTGCGGATAGGTGCTGCGCACCGTCTTTAACGCAATCCCGTTGTACTGCTGCTGGTTAATGAGTTTCAAGCCGTACGAGACGCCGGTGGTTGGGTCTTTGAAGTAGGTCGAGTCGTCAATCATAATTGGGCGGTTGCCCACAAAGTCGCCTGTCGGCCCGAGCGTGCGGCTGATCGCCGTGGCGGGCCAGCTAAAGACCTGATCCTGCGTCGAGAACACCGCGAGCCGTTCGGTGTTCCATGACTCGATCATCTCGTTCATGGCAATCAGCGCGTCTTCTGACATGGCTGCCGAAGGTGTTTCGGCCTCCGCCAGCACGCCCAGCAGCCGCAACGCACCGTTGATCAGGTCGCCTGCTGTAGCCTCGTTACCGCTAAGCGTGAGTACAGTCATGTTAGTACGTTACCTCAGTGGTTTCTAGTTTGCACACCCACCGAATAGTGGTTCCAGCTTGGCCCGTTACGGTAACTGCGAGGCCGCCGTTTGTCGTGTCGGCAGTCAATGCAATATCCCAAGTTGACGCGCCCGCGTCACCTTGCTGCGAAGCAACAAGCGACCCGACTACTGTAGTTGATGCAGCGTTAGCGCCTCGCTTGATCGTTGCGGACATGATCCAAGACTTTGTGTCGCCAGCGCCGGTGACGTTTGCAATTGCATATCCAAAAACATAGTACGCACTGTTGTTTGGCAGGATGAGCTGGTTGGTCGTGCTTGCGGCGGATGTATTGCTGCGGATAACAGTTGGCGTCGCGTCAGTTGTCTCGGCACCAAGCACCAGCAAACCGGCTTGCGAAAGACCGCCTGGAACCGGCAGAATAGGGCCGTTACAGGCTGGAAAGGCATGGTAGCCAATTACGCCTCGGGTTGACCCGTAAGCGCCGCCTGAAACCGTTGAAAACGCGCTGTTTGCAATATGCTCTCGGCCGCCCCCAATTGCAGAATAGTCGCCGCTGGCTACATTTATTCGGCCGCCCGCAACAACGCTGGAAATGTTGTTTGCTTGGTTATCTATGCCGCCGCCAACAAACGAACTGTTGCCTGTGGCAAAGTTTCCCTGCCCCCCTGCAACAGCACTGTAAAAAGCAGAAGCCTTGTTGTCATACCCACCACCAAGAAAGGAGTAGTCGCCGCTTGCAACATTTGCAGCGTTGAGCCTAAACCTAACTAAGTCAACCGCGTACGTCCCGCGTTTGTTGCCGCCAGCGGTTGTGCCGGTTGGCACTTGCGCAAGCAGCGCACCATTGCCTTTAGGCACCAGCGCCAAGTCTGAGTTTGCGGTCGCCGTCGAGGGCGTCATCGACGATACGTTGACCGTAGCGTTGGGCGATGCTGACGACAGCGCAAACGTGACGTAAGGGCTGACCGACGGCGCAGGGGGCGTTGGGTCGTTCAGCGTGGCGACCAGCGTGCGGGTGTCGTAGTTGTCTGCCGTGATGACAACGCTGTACACACCGTTGGCCGCAAAGAACAGAAACTTGCCGTCAGCGCCCGTGACAATTGGATTGGCCTGCGGGCTAAGAAGGTCTTGGTTAACGATGTAAGGCGTGCCGTTGCTTGCCAGAACCGTCGTTGAGAGCAGAGCCTGATCGCCATACAGCGTAGCAAGCGTGCCGTCGTAGTTGTAGACGAATACCTGCGCACCCGCAATCGGGCGGTTGCCGGAATCCGTTACGACGTCATAGTAACTCTGCATCCTTGGCCTCCCGGCGACGACGCGGGCGCAGTTCGTTCACTGGCTCGGGCTGTGACTCACCGGGAGTATAGCGCGACCAGCCGTTTTGTTCATCATACTCCGCTTCCAGGTCAGAGATGGCAACCTTCTCGCCGTGGCGCGGGTGACGCAGATAGATGATGGGCATAAAAGTCGGGGGCCGAAGCCCCCGCCAGGTTAGCCAGCAGCCATGATGACCCAGTTGGTGCCGTCTTCGCAAACCAGCGTCGCCCACTTACCTGCGGTCGCGGCGAGGATCGCCGTGCCGAGGGTATCTGAGTTGACTGGTCTGACGTTCGTCGACGCCGAGATCACCGTATAGGTTGCAGACAGGTTTTTGATAGTCACGGTCCGACCGATGTAAGCAGAGCCGCTAGGCAACGTCACGGAGACGTTGGCAGCGGAACCGTTACACACCACATAGTTCTCATCATCGCCCAGCGTGAAACTGGCAGTTTCAGTAACTGGGGCGTTGAGATAGAACGCTGTGAGCGCAGGGTCAGAGTACGCAACACCTACAGGCTTGTTGTTAGCCATTAGCGACTCCGGTTATTACTTCAGGAACGCAGACCAAGCAGCATCACCAGTCTTGACCAGTCGGTAGGTATGCGCGCCAAAACGCGGAACCGTAACCGAACCGTAGACAGTAATGCCAGTCCCGGCAGTGACAGGAACAGTCGACGACGAGCCCGTGTTGTTATTGTTGGTGATCGTCAGTTCAAACGACGAGCCAACTTTAGCACTCGGGACCGCGGCGTCAAGCTGCGCCGCCGTTGCGAAGGTAACAGTCAACGTCGCATCGCTAGCCTTCTGGCAAACAACCAGACCGATCGCCATTTGAGCGCCGGTCAGAGTTGTGTCGCCAGTCAGCGTCGCGGGGATGGACTGTACGCCCATGACGGCTTCGTCGAGATTGCCGTCACCGACTTGATAGCCACCAGCACCATTAGGAAGAGCCATGATTTAATCCTTTCAAATTAAATAGAAACGAGGCTAGTAGATCCCTACTAGCCTCGTATTAGACGTTAGCCCCAGAGGCGTACGCCCATTTGCGGACGGATGACCGAGAAGCCGTAGAGCACGTCAATACGGCAGGGCAGACGGTCATTGTTGATGTCGTATTGACGAACAATACGCATCGAGATGCCGTTATGCACCTGGCGCGAGGCCATGTCTACGCCTTGCGGCATCAGCAGGTCAGCGGTCGCAAACGTGATCGCATCTTTGTGATAGATCAGGTTTTGCGGGTACTGAGTGCTGGCGCTACCCAAGAAGGTCACCACAGCGCTGGCTTGCGGGAACGCATCGATCGTCGCAAGCGCATGGCCGGAGGTGTACATCGCGGGGCTGACGCTGACGGTGTACGCGCCGCCGGCGGCGGTTGCGTCCGCGGTGGCCACGAACTGTTGCAGGCTGCCGGTCGACTCACGAGTCTGCGGGTTGACAGCGTAGACGTTGGCAACGGTGAACACGTCACCTTGCTTGATCGTCTGCGTGCCAGTGCCCGTGATCAGGATCGTGGTTGAGCCTTGAGCCGTCACAGCGCTGGTCACCGTGTGCGAACCCGTGCGGGTGCCGGTGGTGTGCTGCTTGATCGACTGCGACATGCTGATCTCTTCAAAGCCCAGCACACCCTCGCCCATCAGGCCATTCTTGAACTGACGGCTAATGGTGTTGGTGGGGTTGAACAGACCCTTCATGCCTTCGACGAGGCCAGCGTTGGCAGCCGGATTGACGGTTGAGTAGCGGGGAGCCATGACCGCAGCGGCTTCGTTCAGCTTCTGTTGGCCTTGCAGCAGCACCAGGCTGGTTCCGGGCGTGGTGCCAGGGGTACCAACCGACTGGTAGATGCTCTTGAAGCTGTTGGCAACGTCAGCGTCGATGCTAGAGGCAAGCTGACTAATACGAGGCTTCAGCACACGCTCTGCGAAGTCATCGAGCTGCATGGTCAGCTCAGCGGTCGTGAAGTTCACGCCGATGTGCTTTTGGCTCGAAACAGTCAGAGTGGTGAACTGCTCGTTGTCGTCTTG